GGGTTAGCAAATCATCGCCGTTAATAAGACAGCGATGACCGGTCCATTCCTTGAACCGGATTTTCCCACTTGTCAAGAGCGTGGTTAACGCCATGTCGACAACGGTCTTGTTTACCAAGCAGAGCAGTGGAAAGCTCATCAAGCTTCCCATCGGCTGCCCGCTCTCTGCGGTGAACCCGTCAATCCTAAGATTGCCGAGGACGTCCAAGCACCGTGACTCGTCTTCACTTAACCCCACACTCTTTTGTTTCAATACATCTATCATCGCGCGTACATACGCCAGCTTAATCTTGTCGGTCGCTGACGAATAGTCAAAGCTCAGCCAGCGCGAACCGGCACAGCCATCGAGTAGATGTACTAACTTCTCACGGGTTGGGCTACCCACAAGAAGCCACCCCTTCCGTTTCAGGAGTGAGTAGAGACAGGCATGAAGCGGCTTTAACACCTCCGTATTAAAACTCGAATAAAGAGTAACAATACGTGGTTTGCCGGAAGAATACACGAGCTGTATATCCGGTTCATCGCTAAATGTCTGGCGGTTCCAGTTACCGCCCTCTCTCCTGGGAAATTTATTTGTCGCGTGTCCGTTCGGGACAAAACTGACACGCTCTTTCTTTCCGTCCCAACCATCGGGGATGTTCGCAGCGAACGCCCTCGTAAACTTTTCCAGATGCCGCTGGTCGACATCTTCAGGTTGGCGCCTTTGCCTTTTCCACTCATCCACAGGGTTTTCCTGCTGGTCTTCGCAGTATTCACACGGTTGAACCTCGATTTTCATCGAGGTTTTGATGGATAACTCTTGAGCAACGGTGAGCTCATGAGCGTACATTGACCGGACTTTGCTGCGGAGGCTACCGCAAACAATATCCTGAGGTAGCGGACGAACCGCCTTCAGCCGTTGATCGGCTCGTAGGAGCTTCACAATGGCCCGTGCCTTCCTCACAAGCTCTTTCTGGCGGGCACAAGCGCCAGATTTCTCAATATTGGGTGGGGGAAGATCAATTGGAGGTTCCCAGACGCAAAGAAGGCGGTCGACGGCGTCCTTAAGAACGCCGCTGCTGTCGTGGGAAATACGCTTAGCGTACAGTTTGTCGCGGAAGCGATGCGCCCCCGGATAAGGAAAATCCGGGTAGGTGCCCCATTCCACACGGCCCCCAATTCTCG